CCCATTGTGCGCTATGCACCACAGACTTGGCGATACCAGTATTCACTTACTTGGAGCTAAAGGATTCCGAAAGCATTGGGGATTTGACCTTGAGGATAAACTTGTGGAAGTGGAAGCTAAATTAAATGAGTAGCTGGCTAATCGCTTTTGTAGGTCTTATCTACCTATCAATTGGTGTAATGCAATTTATCAAGGGTCAGGTAGGAATGGGCATAACCTTTACAGGATATGCTTTTAGTAATATTGGACTGTATTTGTTGGCTAAATAACAAAGTAAATTTCCCTGTAAAAACAAAGTAATCCAATTTACAGGGAAAAGTTTCCCGAACGGGAAGAATATAAGAAAAAGTAGCGTAAATTACACAAATATTCCCGAACGGGCAATTTTGTAAGAAAAAGTTAATGACTCATAAATAAATTATTAGTGTAGTTATGGATTTATTTATAAACCAAAACTTTACAATGCTTTGTCAACAACTTTACAATTAGCCGCCAAAACTTTACAAAAATGTCAACAACCCTGTTGATATACATACTTTTTGTCAATAACTATACATATAAGTATCAATATGTATAAAAAATTGTTACTTATAAGTTACATTTTGTTACTAACATATTTGTTAACTGTCTAGTAACTTTATAGTTCTAGGCCATCAAAACCTAATTCTTCTGCTATTAACTTGCAACGGGTTCTAAAGGCTTTGCCATGATGTGACCATTTATCACCCTTTTGACGGTGAAAACTCATGTGAACCATCTCATGCGAAAGAGTTGTGAGCATAGTGTAATAATGCCCACAGCGAGCAGAACTAATCGTAATAGTGTGTTCATAATCCTCTCCGCAGTCATACATATAAGTACCCATTGTTTCAGGGTCGTGAATCACTACAAATTCAATTTCTTCAGGCACAGGAAGATTCCACTTAGTAAATGGGTATACACAACAAAGGCTGGCATACGCATTGCGAATAACTTCAGGATTTAACTTCATTTCCAGCTAATCCATTCGGTATTGTGTTGTTTCTTTTTCCTATCGACATACACAGGCATACTAAAGGTCAAACCGTGATCGGGATGGGTCAGCCAAAGTGCCTGTCTTGGTGGCTCAAATCCAAAGTTGTTGCTGTAAGCGTACTCATCGTAACCTTTAAGGCTGCCGTTGACAATAAGGCGTTCTAGCTGGATTAACTGATGCCAATGACCTAACAGCATCGTATCGTATTCCATGTCAATCTGAGCATTTCTAGAACGTTTACGGTGGTCACCCCGAATGATTGGCCCTAAAGCCCCAATGACACCGTCACCCCCACGAAATTGATCCCCATGTGTAAGCAGATATTTATGTCCGTAGATTGAATAATAGGCATCAGGGCCATCGGGTATATGAAATTGAACACGCTTATCACCTTCAAATCGTTTACTCAAGAACTGATAGAGTAACCAATCGAATGAGGTGAAGTTACGACCCTTTGCCCTGATTTTGTGCGTGTTACGCCCATGATTGCCACTTACGCACGGAATAAAGACATTTCCGAACTCATCTGCTAGTGTTTGAATACACCAAGTCAAGACCCCGAACAAATCTAGAACTGTCGGCATGATTTCCATTGAATTTGTAGCCATCAGTTCTTCATGGATGTCACCCGATACCATGTCACCACCCAGCACAAAGACAATTCCCTCATAATTTGAGTGTGCTACATGGTTTTTTAATAGGTCGATGGTTTTTTCAATCATTACCTTAGCCCTATCTTGCCCGATAGCGACATTGTATTCATTGACCCCGTTAATCTGATTGGGGTCTACGACCTCGCCCCAATGCCAATCTGAAGCAAATAAGGTCGGTATTCCTGCTACTGTCTTTCCCTTAACTGGTTTAACTAGCCAGTTGGGTGTAGAAGTCTTGGCGGTAGACATCTTTAATATCACTTTTTTGATATAGTCCGATGTCAACTTTTCTTCTTCTTGACCGTTAAGCATAGACTCAAGCTGTCTAATCTTATCCTGCGCTTCTAGCAGTTCAGTCAGTTCTTTATTGGCTACTTTGATTGTGGGTTGCAGACCACTAGACTTAGCTACCCTGATTCTTGTATTAAAGGTATTGGGATTGATTCCTAATAACTTGGCGGCTTCAGTCTTGCTTCCCATCTTTGCATAAGCATTTAAGGCTTCTTGCAATTCTGTTCTTGACAACGGTTTTTGTGCCATAACCTACCTTTAATGATAAAGTTAGCCAATACTAATCTATTTTAAAGGTAAATCAATGACATACGCACGAATTGATACAAATCATAAAGAAATAGTGGCGGCATTAAGACAGGCTGGTGCTTCAGTCTTGTCTTTAGCGGCAATGAAGCATGGGTGTCCTGACATTTTGGTTGGATTTGGCAATGAAACTATGTTGATGGAGATAAAGCGTGACTCTAAGGCAAAGTTTACACCCGACCAATTAAAATTTATGGCAGACTGGAAAGGTGGCTCAATCAGTCGTGTTGATAGCGTTGATGCGGCATTAAGAGCATTAGGAGTAATCCAAAAAGTGTTATAAAATTAGATTACAGCGTTTAACTAAGGTCTATCATGCCACTCGTAAAATCAAAATCTTCTGCCGCAGTAGGTGAAAACATTAAAACCGAAGAAGTCGCTGGTAAACCAGAAAAACAAGCACTTGCTATTGCTTTAAGCGTACAAGATAAGGCTAAAGGTGGTCGCAGAGCCAAAATTCAAGCTGAATACGAAAAGCACATGAAGTCTAACGAAGAAAAAGGCGAAACCAAAAAAGAGTCTAAAAAGACTGAAATGGGAGAAATGTAATGGCTAACTGGATTGCAGGTGCAATTAAACATAAAGGCGCATTAAAAAAAGAATTAGGCGTTCCTGAAGGTAAAACAATTCCTAAAGGCAAACTTGAAAAAGCGGCAGAAGCTAAAGGTAAAGAAGGTCGTAGAGCTAGATTAGCTTTAGAACTCGAAAAGTTTACTAAAAAATGAATCGCAAAGATGCCATTCGTGCCGCTATAGACAAGCAATGAAAGATTACAAATGAAGCCAATGGATCATAAGTACAAAAAAGAAAACGCTTTATTGCGTAATCATAAAGAAACTACGTTAGAAAAGAATCAAGCTGATCGAATCGCCCGTAGAAAGCTGATCGCCAATAAACTCAAAGACTTAGACAAAGAAGTAAAGTAAATGGCTTTAACGCTTGCTGACGCACTAAGGCAGACTGGTTACGCACAAGACGGCCAGTTACAAGCACCTGCGCCAACACAACCAAACTTGTCTACTATGGCAGGCAACTACTTTGCACAGTTACCTGAAAAAACTGCACAGAACGCTATAAACACCAATAACATAGTGCAAAACGCTATGCCGTATAACTTTGAAGCACATCAATTTGAACATGGACCTACATACAACGAATTTGTAAACCAAGTTCCTAACATGGCTGGAATGATGGTAGGGCCACAATCTGCTTTATGGAATGAAACAAACGCTTTTAAAGCCGCAAAAATGCTTAAACAAGATGTACCAGTAGAAGAAGTATTTAAACAAACCAATACTGCAAAAGGTTTAGAAGGTCAATTTAGACAAGAATTATCTGATTTAAACAGTCATATTAAAGGGGGGCCTACATTTTATGACACAGTAATGAATAGAATGACTGCGTTGAAAAAGCCTAGTGGTGAACCAATGTATGCAAAAGATGTTTTTTATCATCCTGAAGTTTATAAATCATACCCTCAGCTTGCTGACATAGAAATACAATTTATTCCTAAAGGAAACAAAGCTACAGCTAGTTATAACCCCGTAAACAATGTAATTAAATTAAATGAAAATTTATCGTCAATAGAAGCAAGATCATCAATGCTTCACGAAATGCAACACGCAATTCAAGAAATTGAAGGTTTTAACAAAGGTGCTGATGCAAACAAGATTATTGGTTACCATGTAAAGCACTATGATGATTTAATGGGTGAAATAGGTGATTTAAACGCTCAAATGAAAAAAGTTGTAGGAACGCCTGAATATGAGAATTTAATAAATAGGCGAGCAAGTCTTACTAAAAAAGTATTAGCATTAGGTGATCCATTGGTAGAAGGAAGTAAAGTATATAAACGTTACGGTGGTGAATCAGAAGCAAGGCTTACACAAGCCCGTAAAGATTTAAAACCTGAAAATGCTAAAGAAATATATCCTTTTGCAGAAGGTAAAAACGCTTTAGATATAAACCCAAATGAAGCTATCATTGATACTGCTTCTGTATTAGAACCTATAAACAGAAAGCAAATGCTTAACAAATTGCTTCAAGAGCAAAAATAGCCTACAATTAACTTATCTTAATCAACCACTTGGTAAAGGTATGGAATCTAAAGTAGAACAATCTAGAAAAAAGACAGGCGGTCGCTCTGTAGGTACGCCTAATAAGTCCACAGCACTCGCTAGAGAGGCGATCGCTAAGTTCGTGGATGGTAACGCTGACAAACTGCAAGAATGGCTTGATGCCATCGCTATGAACGAAAAACTAGGCCCTAAAGTAGCTTTTGATTGCTTCATGCAAGTAGCTGAGTACCATGTTCCTAAGTTAGCTAGGGTAGAACAAATTGGCGATACATCAGCAACAGTCACCCATATCTATAAATGGCAAGATGACTGAAATAGTCCATGAGTTTGAATACAAAGTACGGGATGCCTTTAAAGACTTTCACAAGCGTAAAGAACGCTGGGCAGTCCTAGTATGTCATCGCCGTGCTGGTAAGACCGTAGCATCCATTAATGACCTGATTAAACGGGCTATCAAAGAAAATAAGCCTAATGGTCGCTATTTTTATATGTGTCCCTTTTACAGTCAGGCTAAATCAGTCGCTTGGGATTACCTTTGCCGCTTTGCCAAGCCAGCTATGGTCAAGGCTAATCAATCAGAATTATGGGTAGAACTGCACAATGGCTCAAGGATCAGGCTATTTGGTTCTGATGCTCCTGACGCACTTCGTGGAAATTATTGTGACGGAATCGTACTTGACGAATATAGCGATATGAAGCCCCGTGTATGGGGTGAAATCATCAGGCCATTGCTCACAGACCGTAATGGTTTAAATGGTTATCAGACTTGGGCCGTGTTTATTGGTACTCCAAAGGGTCATAACAGTTTCTACGATATTTACAAGAACGCCCAAAACAATGATAGCTGGTATTCCAAGATGCTCAGGGCTGACCAATCAGGGCTATTGCCTGAAGCTGAACTAGAAGATGCTAGAGCATCTATGTCTAGCAACCAGTACGAACAAGAGTTCTTATGCTCATTTGAAGCGGCAATTATGGGGGCGTACTATGGTCAAGAGATGCGTAGGATTACTGACTTGGATCGAATTACTACTGTTGACTACGATCCTATGTTCCCTTGTCATACTGCTTGGGACTTGGGTTTTAATGACTCCACTTCAATATGGTGGTTTCAGGTGGTTTATGGGGAGATACGGGTTCTAGATCACCACTCATCTAACGGACAGGCTGTGCCATTCTATACAGGTCTGTTGCAACAAAAAGAAGATGAGTTCGGATACAAGTATGGCTATCATTACCTGCCACATGACGCTAGAGCTAAAACTATGGCATCGGGTGGTAAGAGCATAATCGAACAATTTGCGACAAAAATCGACATAAAACACCTAAAAATCGTTCCAAACCTGTCAATTCAGGATGGAATACAGGCAACAAGGCTTGCATTAACTCGCACTTGGTTTGATAATAGATGTGAAGAAGGTATCGAATGTTTACGTCAGTATCAACGGGAATGGAATGATGATAAGAAATGCTTTAATGACCGCCCAAAACATGATTTCACAAGTCACTCTGCCGATGCGTTTCGCTATCTCTCAATTGTATGGAAAGATGAGGACAGCCCTATCCTCAAAGACTCAAGAGTTAAGGGACTTCATGTCGGGCAAACTGATGTAACGCTCAACGAGATGTGGAAAGAAACACCAAAACAAACCTTTAGGAGAATCTAATGTCAGCCGTAGCCCTACCTTATGCAGTCTATTATGAAACTGTTGCCGCATCACAAACTGCCCAAGTATTAGGCGTTACTGGTGCTAAAGGCGATATAGTTAGCAACCTTATTATTACTGTCAATGCCTTAACTACTGGCACAGTATCGCTACTGGATGGCGCAATATCCTACCCACTTACAACCGCTACTACCCCTGTTGGTTTATATATGCTGACACTTGATGCCCAGTCAGTAAGCGGAGCATGGAAGATTACTACAGGTGCTGGTGCTACCGTATTTGCTACAGGCAACTTTACTTAAGGAATTACTATGGAACACGAATACCAAGATTGGTATAACACTATTGGTCAGTACGAGCGCACCTTTAAAGAATGGGAAGGTAGAGCCGACAAGATTGTTAAACGGTATCGTGATGACAGCCGTACTAGGAATAACCCTAATGCAAAGTTTAATATTCTGTGGAGCAATGTACAGACTATTACCCCAGCTATCTTTGCCCGTTTACCAAGACCCGATATTTCAAGGCGGTTCAGAGATAACGATCCTATAGGTAGGGTAGCCTCAATGATGCTTGAGAGAGCATTGGACTACGAGATCACTCACTATGGTGACTATAAATCCGCTATGAATCAATCAGTTAACGATCGTCTGTTAGGTGGTCGTGGTACTAGCTGGGTTCGTTATGAGCCACATATTGTCGGTTCAAAAGCTGATGGTATGGATATGCCCGAAGATGGACTTGAGATTACTGAGGACATTGACGAGGCAGAAACCGAAGGCGGTATGTACCGTGAGGATCAGGAACGCATTGAGTACGAGTGTGCGCCTGTTGACTATGTGCATTGGCGTGACTTTGGCTTGACTGTTGCCCGTACATGGGAAGAAGTCACCGCAGTATGGCGTAAAGTCTATTTAGGTAGACCTGCCCTTGTTGAACGCTTTGGTGAGGACTTGGGTGGTCGTATCCCATTGGATACAAAACCTGAAACTTCTAAGTCTTTTAGCGAGAAGATGGGCGAGGGAGCAAAAGAAGCCTGTATATACGAGATATGGGACAAGACTTCAGGCGAGGTTATTTGGCTATCTAAGTCTATGGGTGAAATCCTTGATACCCGTTCTGACCCATTAAAGCTAGAAAACTTTTGGCCATGCCCTAAACCTTTATTTTCTACATTAACTACGGATTCATTAGTCCCTATCCCTGATTTTGTACTGTACCAAGACCAAGCAAGACAGCTAGACACGCTTGCTGATCGTATTGATGGATTCATTCAAGCACTTAAGGTTCGGGGTGTCTATGACGCTTCTGAGCCTAGCCTTGCCCGTCTGTTTAGTGAAGGAGAAAACAATACACTTCTTCCTATCAAGAACTGGAACGCATTTGCTGAGAAACAAGGCATGGCAGGAGCTATTAACCTTGTAGACATCCAACCGATTGCGGCCGCACTTACCATGTCTTATCAGGCAATGGATCAGGTTAAGGGTCAAATCTATGAGATTATGGGTATCGCTGACATCCAGCGTGGACAGACCGATCCTAATGAAACACTAGGCGCACAGGTCATTAAGTCTAACAATGCCGCAGGTCGCTTAAAGACTATGCAACACGCAGTAGTAGACTTTGCTACCGAACTATTGTCTATCAAGGCACAGATTATATGTAATCACTTTACAGACGATACGATTGTCAAGATTTCAGGTGCAATGCAATTATCTGACACGGATAAGCAGTACATCCAGCCAGCATTAGCTTTATTGCGTGACGAGGCGGCTAAGAACTTCCGTATCGAAGTGACTTCAGACTCGATGATCTTCCAAGACGAGATGCAGGAAAAGCAGGATCGTATGGAGTTCTTACAGGCTATTGGTGGCTTTATGCAACAGGTTATCCCTGCGGCACAGGCTGTCCCTGAGATGACACCGATGCTGATGGAGATGGTTAAGTTTGCTGTTACTGCGTTCAAGGCTGGTAAAGGTCTTGAGGGAATCATTGACGAAACTGCCGATAAGTTCCGTGAACAAGCTAAAGCACAAGAAGGTCAAACTAAACCACCTACACCTGAACAACAGAAACTTCAGGGTCAGATGCAACTTGAACAGGCTAAGTTACAGGCATCACAGCAACAAGCACAACAGACTATGCAACTTGAGCAACAGAAGATGCAGATGCAGATGGAACTTGAGAAGGCTAAACAAGAGTACCAAGCCCAAGAAAATCAGCTTAAATTCCAATTGGAAGATCAGCGTAATCGTCAGCAGGCAGAGATGGATATGAAGGTAGCGCAGATGAAGATGAACACAGAGCGCAACACTCAGGTTCTACTAGCCCATATTAATAATGGTGCTAAGATCGAGGTCGCTAGAATCGGTGCATCTGAGGATGATGGAGCGCAAGCCTATCTATCTGAAGAAGCTATGGCACAGTCTATGGAACACCCACTTAAACCTATTGCAGACGCCATTAGTCAGAGCAATCAACAGATGACTTTAGCATTAGGTGACCTAGTGAATACAATCAACGAAAACCACAATAGACCTAAACAAGTCGTACGGGGACAAGATGGTAAGATAATCGGAGTTCAATAACATGGCTATTACCGTAAAGCACACTAAGGTATCAACCATACCTGATGCTGGTGACGCATCCTTAATTGAGCCTAGTGATTGGAACGCTGACCATCAGTTAGTAGGAACTGTTCCCGTAGCCAATGGTGGTACAGGTGCGGCCACATTGACTGGATATGTTGTAGGTAACGGCACAGCCGCAATGACAGCGGCATCAACCATACCTAGTACGGATGTAACTGGATTGGGTACGATGTCTACTCAAAACAGCAATAACGTATCTGTTACTGGCGGTTCAATGTCAGGCGTAACCATTAGCGACTATGTTGCAACTGCAACAAAAGGTGTAGCTAATGGCGTTGCATCATTAGACGGTAGCGGTACAGTACCAGTTAGTCAGCTTCCAGCCGCAGTATTGGGAGCATTAAGTTATCAAGGAACTTGGAACGCCACAACAAATACACCCACACTCACATCCTCAACTGGAACTAAGGGTTATTACTATGTTGTGAGCGTTGCAGGTACAACAAACCTTAACGGCATTACTGATTGGCAAGTGGGTGACTGGGCTGTTTACAACGGGTCGGCATGGCAAAAGATTGACAATACTGACGCAGTAACTAGCGTAAACGGCTATACAGGTACAGTTGTATTAACTCAGACTGACATTAGCGGGACAGTCCCAACAAGTCGTACTATTACTGCTGGCACAGGTCTTACAGGTGGCGGTGACTTATCTGCTAACCGCACTTTGGCTATTGCAACTACAGGCGTATCTGCCACAACTTATGGATCTGCAAGCTCAGTACCTGTCATTGCGGTTAATACACAAGGTCAAATCACTAGCGCAACCAATACAACTATTGCTATTGCAAATACGCAAGTTAGTGGTCTTGGCACGATGTCAACGCAAAATGCCAATTCAGTAGCGATTACTGGCGGTTCATTAAATGGCGTAGCAATCGGTGGAACAACTGCTGGCGATGGTACTTTTGACATTCTTACAGCTAACGTATCAAGACTTGGTATTGCAACTGGCACTTCTATGGTTGCCAGCAATGGCTTATCTTCTACTAGCACTTTTACTGGAACTGCACCAACAGACGGTATTGTTGTTGACTATTCAACAGGCTATGGTCGCTTTAGCGCATTTACTGGTGATGGATACCAATGGTATACAGGCGGTATTGCTAATACCAAAATCATGGATATTACATCCGCTGGTGCATTAACAACTACTGGCACAGTAACGGCCAATGGCGTATTACTTACAGGAAATTTAGGCACGGTTACTAGCGTTACTGGAACAAGCCCTGTAGTTTCTAGTGGTGGTAATACTCCTGCTATTTCGATGCCAGCCGCTACGACTTCTGTAAGCGGTTATCTGACTTCTACGGATTGGAATACCTTTAATGGCAAACAAGCCGCAGGTACTTATGTTAATTCTGTAAGTGGAACTACTGGTCGTATAACCAGTACAGGCGGTGTAACTCCTGTTATTGACCTTGCAAGTGGCATAGCAACTGCTGGAACAACTGGTTCATCTACCTTAATTCCTGTAGTCACAATCGATACCTATGGGCGTGTAACAAGCATTACTACTGCATCTAATCCACAGGGAACGGTTACAAGCGTAACGGGTACTGCTCCTGTTGTATCTTCAGGCGGTGCAACTCCAGCTATTAGCATGGCGGCCGCAAATACTACAACCAATGGCTATTTAACTAGCACCGACTGGAATACATTTAACGGTAAAGGTTCAGGCACGGTTACTAGCGTTGGCGGTACAGGAACAGTCAATGGTTTAACTTTAACTGGCACAGTCACATCGTCAGGCAACCTTACATTAGGTGGCACATTAGACCTTTCTAGCCCACCTGCTATTGGTGGAACTGCGGCTAATCTAATTACTGGAACAACAATTACTGCTACTAAATTTGTAGGGGTATCAGGCGGCACATTCTAATGTTTTCAACGGCTTTTCAAGCTAATGCGTTTCAGAACGATGCTTTTCAGGTATATGTTGCGCCATCTACAAGTCATGTAGGTGGTGATGACGCTTGGTATACAGCCGAAGAATTACGCAGAATACAAAAGATACAACAAAAGATTGAGGCAAGACAACGATTACTAGAGAAAGCCACAAAGGATGCTAACGCAAGTCGTAAGCAAGCAATTCGTGACCTAGTATCACCTGTTGCTAAAGTTAAGCAAACTAAAGTACAATCAAAACAAGAGGTTAAAGCTGATATACCGTTAGCTGAAACAGAAGATTTACAACGGTCTATAAGCTACCTTGAAGCACAACGGGAAAATATCCTTGAGGCAGTAGCTTACAGACAGGAATTTGCTAGATTACAGACAAATTTACGGATACTGGAAGCCAAACGCCTAGAGGAACTAGACGATGAGGAATCAGTATTACTACTTCTACATTAAATCCGCACACGGAATATAAAAAGGCTTACGAACACCTACACGCTGGCAGATTAGAAGCTGGATTTAGGTTATTTGAGTATCGTTGGCATCCTGAAGTCATGGCTAATCAACTCGAAGGCTATGCTAAACCCCTAAAAATTCCTGTTTGGCGTGGTGAAAGCCTATTAGGTAAGACTATTACCATTGTTGCAGAACAAGGTTTTGGCGATATTATCCAGTATGCACGATTCTTACCATTTTTAAAGGTAATGGGTGCTAAGAAAGTCGTTATGCTTCAGCACGGATCGCTACATCACTTATTTGGTCAGTTAGATTGCATTGATACTTTTACAAATATGCCCGAAGAAGGCGTTGCTACCGAATCTGACTACTGGCTAGGGATGATTTCACTTCCTTACTACATTAGTCTTGCGCCATCCTACGCTAAAGCCCTATTTCCACTATCAACCAAGAAAATAGTAGGTTCTGAAGGTTATCTAGACGCTATTCCTAGCAATATTCCCAAGAAGATCGGCATTAATTGGTCTACATCTAAGGGCATTTTGCATTACGTTAGGACTCTGCACCCTGATCGTGTCTTGGAGATCATAGGTGACGATGCCTACTCATTTAATGTCGAAGAAGATAAGTTTTGGACACCACTACCCAATGATGGCTGGAAACAGGATTGGACTAAGACTGCAAGCCATTTAAAGGCTCTTAAAGGTCTTGTAACTGTAGATACTGGCATAGCCCACTTAGCAGGTGCTTTGGGCGTTAAGACCGTTGTAATCATGCCTAGAAAAGAATTTAAGTGCTGGCGTTGGAAGCACGGTACTTGGTATGACTCCATTGTTACTGTAGAAGAAGATGAGATGCACAAAATCCCCGAACTGATAAGGAGAATGTAATGAAATGCCCTAATTGTGGCTGGATAGCTGGTAACCATGTAAAAGCCGTACAAAGTGATGAAGATTTCTTTATTGAGTGGTGGACTCCTACCATCGGACTAGAAGCGGCAAAGGCTTCATGGTTAGACAAAGTCGCTATGAAAACTAGGCAAGCTCCTATGGTGATGTCTGACATTGATGGCCACATAAGCATGGCTGATGGTACATACATTACAAGCCGTTCTAAACACCGTGAGAATCTAAAGCGTAATAACTGCATCGAAATTGGTAATGATGTGCCAATGCAACAAAAAAAGCATGAATTAAGCACTAAAGAGCGAGAGCATCTTAAACGCACTATTGCCGAAGTAACCCACGCCAAATTACGATAAGGAGCATTAAATGAGTGAAGAATTAGACCGTAGAGAGATGATTGAAGCCGCACTTGATCAAGCCGAAGAAGGCACACTTGAAGCACCCATTGAAAAGGAGATAGAAGTAAATGACGATCCAATCAAAGCCGAAAAAGAAACCGACAGTACCGAGAGCAACGACCGTGACGAAAAAGGTCGTTTCAAGCCTAAAACCGAAGAAATCAGTAGCCAAGACGATCCCGTTGAAGAAACTGAACTGGTGGCAGAAGCTAGTGATGTTCCTGACGAAGAAGTAAAACGCCCAACAACTTGGAAAAAAGAATACAGAGATGTTTGGGATAAGATGCAGGAAGGCAAACCTCTTGAAAAAGAAGAATTTGCTAAGTTTGCCGAATATGCCAACCAACGAGAAGCCGAATACAAGCGTGGCGTTAGTGCTTATAAAGCTGAGGCCGACAATGCAAGACAATTAACCCAAGCCATTGGCCCGTTTATTCCTGAACTTCAGGCTCAGAATATCCATCCAGTAGCTTGGATTAATAATCTTGGCAGGGCGCATATGGTTTTGTCTAAAGCCCCATATCAGGAAAAAGTGCAGATGTTTCATAGACTTGCACAGGATTATGGAATACAATTAAATCAAGATAGCTTACAAATGCCTGAACAGGCGTATGTAGACCCTTATCAACAACAGTTAATGCAACAACTTCAAGCTACCCAGCAACAGGTTCAGCAACTGTCAGCGATACGGGATCAAGAAGAAAATGCTCGATTGACATCAGAAATCAGTCGGGTAAGTAGCAACAAAGAGCGGTTTCCGCACTTTGAGATGGTTCGGGAAGATATGGCTCAATTACTTGAGCGAGGTTTAGCCCAAGACCTAGAAACGGCTTATGCAAAAGCTGTGCGTATGAACGATGAAGCCTATAAGCTAGAACAGGACAAACTCCTGAAATCGGTTGGTAGTCAAGCATCTAAGGCACAACAAGTAGCTAAAGCTAAAGCGACTGCGGTTAGTCCACGATCAGCTACTCCTAGCGGTCAGGTGTCTAAGGTAGATGCAAAGGATAGACGCTCTTTGTTAATGTCATCATTGGCAGATGCAGAGGGTGGTCGGGTTTAACTTAATTTAATAAAGGAAATATCATGGCATTTGCTAACTCAGCAATCACCGATATTATCGCTACCACCATTCAAAGTCGTAGCGGAGTATTGGCAGATAACTTAACACAAAACAACGCAATCCTACAAAGATTGAACTCCAAAGGTAATGTACGCCCGTTTTCAGGCGGTAATGTTATCTTGGAAGAAATCATGTACAACGACCCAACAACTAATAACGCTAATTCATATAGCGGTTACGAAGTGTTGAACATCACTCCTGATAGCCCTATTTCTGCGGCTCAGTTCTCTATTACTCAGTACGCTGATAGCGTAACAATGAGTGGTTTAGAAATGTTGCAAAATAGTTCTAAGGAACAAATCATTGACCTGTTAGACGGTCGTATGCAAGTTTCTGAAGCTCGTCTGCTTAACCGTATTTCTACTGACATTTATGGTGACGGTACAGGTAACGGTGGTAAGAACATTACTGGTCTAGCGGCCGCTGTTTCTACATCACCAACTTCAGGTACATACGGTGGTATTAACCGTGCTAACTGGACATTTTGGCAGAATCAAGCAACTACTGGTGCTACTTCTTCCACTACTATTCAAGCCGCAATGACTACTGCCGCAATCAAATCTGTTCGTGGCACAGACAAAGTAGACTTAATTGTTGCTGGTAACACTCTGTATCAATACTATGTTGGCTCATTACAAGCTATTCAGCGTATTGCTGGAACTGAAGAAGGTGCGGCTGGTTTCGCATCATTGAAGTTCTACGGTGGTGGTATGTCTGCTGATGTGGTCTTGGGTGGCGGTTATGGCGCACAAGAATCTGCAACAACTATGTATTTGTTGAATACAAACTACATCTTCTTGCGCCCACATAAAGAGCGTAATTTCGTTCCTATCGGTGGCGAGCGTCAGTCAATTAATCAAGATGCAATCGTGAAGTTATACGGTTGGGCTGGTAACTTAACCTGCTCTAACAGCTTCTTGCAAGGTGTATTAACAGGTAGTTAATCTACTTATTAATTCAACTTAACTAGAATAGAAAAGGAAATTTATCATGGCATTTACTATTACCCCACTAGCTGGTATTGATTTGGTTAACTTGGCTCAAGTTAATCTGAACTCTGCTGGCGTAGCAGTTCCAACCGAAGGCCCTATTGGTGCTGAAGTGTTTGGTTCTGACGGCAAGCGTTATGTTTTTGCAGTAGCAGGTGCGGCTATTACAGCTTCTACAGCTACTTGTGCAATTAACGCATCAACATTTGTAGCAACTGGTGCGGCGGGTACATATTTGTCCCCAACGACAGCTATGGCTTCAGGTGATTATGGCTGGTTTGCCGCTACTAGCGTTTAATCAGTTTTTGTAGTAAAAACGAGGGGTTAGCTCAAAAGGCTAACTCCTTTTTTCTTTAACCGTTTGACCTTTAATACCTTGAAGGAGATTTAAAAATGGCACTTCCGTCAGATGAGCAAAATGCAGACAACCGTTTACAGGTTCGTTTCTATAAACGCCCAGTACAGCAAGATCACGAAACACAAGAAGCTGGCAGACCAATTTTTAAAGAATTTGACTTTGTCCATATTTGTGTAGCTGGTGATACGCTAACCGAAATCGATACTTATGTCCTAAATAGCCATAAACAGCGTTTTCCACAACAATGGGCTAACTATCAGAACCGTGTAGGTGCAAACGATGACCAAGTTATCGGTACTCCTGTATCAGAATGGCCTTTAGTGTCAAAATCACAGGCTGAAGAACTGCGGGCAATGAAGTTTCATACCGTAGAATCTATTGCAGGTGCATCAGATCAGCAATTACAGCGTATGGGCATGGCGGCAGGAATGTCACCCTATGCGTTTCGTGATAAAGCGAAGGCATTTTTAAATTTAGCGACAACTGCGGCTGAAACTGACAAGCGTGAGAGCGAAATTAACGCTTTAAAACAAGAACTTGCCAAAAAAGACGAAGAAACTGCTAAAATAAAGGCTGAAACAGATGCGAAGCTGGCCCAAATGCAAGATCAAATGGCCACTATACTTGCCGCTGTTGGTGAAAAGAAACCCCGTAAATCTAAAACGGTAGCCACAGAGGAAGCCTAATATGTCATACAATCTGCTCCAATTAGTTCAACAGGTAACTGCCGAACTAAACTTAGCCGTTCCTACTTATGTAATAGGGAATCCTAGTCAGGATGTGCAACAAATCTTGGCTCTGATGAATCGTGCAGGGTATGATTTGGTTAAGGAGTACGATTGGCAAGCATTAGAGGTCGAATACCGTTTCTATACAACCGCTGTAACCACAACTTGCGATACTGTGAATGGCACTTATACATTAAGTAATATTCCTAGTACCGCAGGTTTGGACAGTACCTATTCAATTGTGGGGACTAATGTACCCCAAGATACCTATGTAGATACCGTTGTAGATGCTCATACCATCACTACAACCCAGTTATCTTCTGCTACTTCAGTAGGTGGATCGGTCACATTTAGCAAGACTATTTATAACTTGCCACCTGACTATGAAACCATTACAGATAACACACATTGGGATAAGACAAAACATTGGCAGATGCTTGGCCCAGTAGATGCTCAACAATGGCAATGGCTAAAGTCGGGTTATATCTCAACAGGCCCTAGAGTTCGCTGGCGTATTCTTGGCAATGAGTTTCAAATTTGGCCACCCTACAATACTCAAGAATATCTAGGTTTTGAGTACCGTTCTAGGGGTTTTGTAAAAGATGTTGCTGGGAATGTACAAAATAGTTTTACTGCTGACTCTGATGTGACCGTATTAGACGATACCATCATAGCTTTAGCGACTAAACTTAAATATTTCCAAATCAAATCTTTTGATACAACTTCTTTGGCGCAAGATTATCAGCGTTATTTAAACGTGGCTAAAGCTAATGATAAGGGTTCTGCTACCCTATCTTTTGCCCCACAACCAAGTGCTGTGCTTATTGGCTGGGCTAATATTCCTGATACTGGTTATGGTTCTTAATCATGGCGGCTAAAGGGTTTACAGCAAGTACAACTTCTGTACCAGCACCAATAGGCGGGTGGAACGGCAGGGATTCTCTTGCTAACATGAACCCTACTGATGCTGTTCAGCTTATAAACTGGTATCCAACCCCATCAGATGTAACAATGCGTAAGGGATGGACACAGGTTAGCATCCTGACTACTACAACTGGCGTTAAAACAATCAGTAGTATTACCTTTGTACTGACAAAAGCAACCCTAACGACTGCTACAGCGCATGGTCTAACAACTGGTCAGCAAGTTTCTATTACTGGTGCTACCCCATCAGCTTATAACGGGATTTATGTCATAACGGTAACGGGTGCTACAACCTTTACTTATGTATTAGCTAGTGTTCCTGCCAATAATGCAACGATAGTTGGTGTCTACGCAATTGGTCTTACTACACCAATTAACACCCTAATGAATTACAGCAAGACTAGCGGATATAACCTATTTGCGGCCGCAGGAACTAAGATTTATGATGCAAAGCCTAACCCTGCTGTTGTTGTCTTTGATGGTATTACTAACGACAAGTTTCAAGCTGTTAACCTTACCAATTCTGCTGGGCATTTTTTAATAGCCTGTAATGGCGTAGACCCAACAATGGTGTATGACGGTACTTCTTGGTTCTTTTTAGCCACTACAAGTACGGCACAGACTATCAGCACAATTACTCATGTGGGTGCTGTTGCTACATTGACTACATCATCTACACATGGTTTAGTAACAGGAAACAGAGTAACCATTTCAGGGGCTACAGCCAGCGATTACAACGGTACTTATGTTATTACCGTAACAGGAACAACTACCTTTACCTACACGATGGCAACAACTCCTGCCGCTAATGCTACGGTGGTAGGTATTTATACAGTTTTAGGTATCACAGGCGTAAATTCAAATAGATTTATTAATGTCAACTTATTTAAAAATAGGCTCTTTTTCACAGAAAGAGATACCTTAACTTGTTGGTATTTAGATGTAAATTCTATCGCAGGTGCGGCATTACCCTTGTATTTTGGTGGAATAGCTCGTAATGGTGGTTATTTGCAAGCTATGGGTACTTGGACATTGGATGCTGGACAAGGTGCTGATGACTACGCAGTCTTTGTAACCAGTATGGGTGAAGTTATTGTATATAACGGCACAGACCCTAATACTGCTGACACATGGGCATTAAAAGGTGTATGGCAATTAGGGCAAACTTTTGCAAGACGATGCTTTTTTAAATGGGCTGGCGACCTTCTTTTATTTACACAAGATGGTTTAGTACCACTTGCTTCTGCCCTACAATCTAGCCGATTAGATCCTAGAATTAACCTTACCGACAAGATTTTCTATCCTATCAGCCTTGCCGCTACCAATTACTATGCTAATTTCGGTTGGCAAATTAATTACTTTGCTAGTGAAAATATGCTGATTTTGTCTATTCCTACCGATATAGGTATGGAACAGTATGTAATGCACACCATTACTAAAGCATGGGCAAGATTT